GTATTCGACGACGTGGGCGACATGGGCGCCAAGGAAATAGTGTTGCTCTGACGCGGAAAGCAGGTGGAGGAGATCGTCGGGGAACAGTTCCTGGTGGGCCTTCCCGGCAGAGACAAACGTCATTTCAGCTCCTGTTTGGCGGATGCTGTTAGAATGCTGCGACTGCGGTTCTGGCTCCCGCCAATCGATACAGCTGATCTCGCAAGGAAAACGCTCTGCCGAAATCCAGGTGCTGCGGATAATTTGCTGCAACTGCGAGCAAAAGTGCTGGATGCCCCGCGAGGATTCATATGGTGTGACGAACATATTGAAATTCCGTGATTTATGGATTTCTAGATGAGTGGATACCCCCACGAATACCCCCGAAAATTAATGCGGGGCTTCGTCGGTCGGGTTGGATTTCCAGGCTTCGATGTCCGATTCGCGCCAGGCGACGCGGCCTCCGCCGATTGGCTTCGGGGCGGGGAATTCGCCTTTGGCGACGCGGCGGTAGATGGTGGCGCGGTGGAGCGAGGTTTCGCGGACCACTTCGGTGATCTTGAGCAGGCGGCCGGGGGCGGCCGGCTGCTGGGCCATGACGTTCATGGTTTGTCCTCCAATTGAAGCGTGGCATCGGCGACCTGGGCGCAATTCTCGGAACTGCCGGGGATCAGGGGCGCGGACGGGTGTGGGAATAGGGGTGCTGTTGTCGTTTGCGGTTCGACAACATGACCTTGCACCTCGGCCCATGCGGCGCGGATGCGGTCTACGGCGGTGGCGAAGTGCTTGGGGTTGTGTTCGATGCCGGTGAAGCGCTTGCCGGCGCGCAGGGCGGCGACGCCGGTGGAGCCGGTGCCCATGAAGGGATCGCACACCGTCTTGCCGCCGACGTTGCGCATGATCTTGTCCATGAGCGGGTCAGGCTTGACGGTCGGGTGGCCGAAGTCCTTCAGCGCGCGGGAGCGGCAGGCGAAGACGCGCTTGAGGTCCGCCAGGTCACCGGCAGGGTGAAAGCCCCGGTTCCAGGCGTGGAAATAGAGTTCGATTTCCGGGACATAGTGCTTGTTGGCGACCGGCATGGGGGTGGTCTTCTGCCAGACGCACAGGGCCATGCGGTGAAACAGCCCATCAAGGTAGGCCGAGACGCCGGGGATCTGATCGTTGTGGCAGAAGACCACGGCCTGGCCGCAGAGCAGGGGGTTGATGATCGCGTGATCGAAGCCGCGATCGAGGCCCTCGCTCTGGATCTGATCGAGATAGGGGCGGTGCTTGCGGAAGCTGCCGCCGCCAGACGTCCTGATGATGTACGGCGGGTCCATCACGTCGGCGTCGAAGAAGCCGAGGGTAGGGCGGATGGCGTAGGCGTCGCCGCAATAGAGCGTGGCGGGGCCGATGGTGACGATATCGGTCATTCGCTCACGTCCCAGCGAAAGGCTGCCTGGTCGTTGTCGATCGAAAGAGCGAGTGCGCCGGGTTTGACCCAGATGTCGCGGTTGCTGAGCATGAAGGTTTCGCCTTGCTCAGCGAGCATGATGGTTTCGCCGATCGTCTGGGCCACGCCGGTGGCAGCGGCACCGGGGACCATGTTGCCGATCCATTCGCGCTTGGTGACGTCGGACCCGTCGATCAGATCGAACGGAGTGATGCAGCGCCAGACGGAGCCTTCTTCGGTGGCTTCCTGGTAGAAGATTTCCTCTGGCTCGATCAGCGATTGCAGGGCGCCAAGGTCAAGCGTGGTGAAAGGGCGGTGCCAGGTGCCATCAGGAGCGACGATGCGGCAGACGAGGCGATCGTTCGGCGCGGGGAGGGTGACCTTTTCGGTGACGTCACCGATATGGTCGCGAGGGTCCGCGACGGAGTTAAAGCCGTTGTCATGGCAGGCAGAGCCGGAAACCGCATAGCCGGTCTGTTCCCAGCCCACGACGCCGTAATGGCCGCCGGTCTGATAATGTTCGCGGCGCCGATCGGCGACGCATGCCTGCCCGCCGGTGATGCTACGGTTGCCGGCGATCGTGCCCGCCGGTTCTTCGTAAGGCGTGACGCGCAGGATATTGCGGTGGCGATCGTTGCCCCAAGCGGGCCGAGGGTCGGCCACGGCGAAAGCGCCGTCTCCGGTGGTGCTGGCGCCGATTACGGTGCGGCTGCTGCAATCATAAGGTGTCACCTTGTACTTCGTGGTGGTGTAGCCGTCTTTTCCTTCGGGACGGGGGTCGGCGACCGCGCCATCGCGGGACGACGTAACCGCGATCATCGGTTCGTCGAAGCGAACGACGCGGTAGACGTTCGAGTGGGCCTTGCGACCCAGGCGGGGGTCCGCCACAGAATGCGAGCCACCGCCGGGCAGAGATTGGCCCGAGACGGCACCGACGGACTCCTGCCAATCGTTCACGCCATATTGCTGGTAAGTCTGATTTGCCTGGGTGGGGCGAGGATCGGCGACGCTGTAAACGCCATTGCTGGGTGAGCTGCGGCCCGCGACGGTGCCGCTGTGCTCATGCCACTTTCTTACGCCGAGAACATCCGAGTTCCAGTCAGCATCGACACGGGGATCAGCCACCGAGAAGCGGCCTTGCCCAGGCGCGCGGGCCGTCGTGATAACCGGGGCCGTCTCGGTCCAAGCGTTCACGCCCAGTGCTTCGTTTCGAAGCGGCACCTCGGGGACGATCCCGAAATCGCGCAAATTGCCATCGACCACGGCAAGGTCGTTCAGTGCGCGCCAGTCCTTCCCGGCCGGGACGAGGGCGAGGCGCACCCAAGTCTTCCATTGGAGGGCGGGCACGCGGTGCATGGCGCCGGCGATGGGATCGCCGGGCAGGGGGAGCTTGCCGATTACCTCGCCCACGCCGCGCAGGCTGTGGTGGCGGGGCTGGTAGATGAAGGGCGGGATTTTCTCCATGTGGCGCGCGATCAGCAAGGCGCGCTTGCGGCTCTGAGCGAGGTTGCCGATCACGCCGCAGTCATGGGTGTCGACGTTCACGCTGTAGCCGTAGGATCGGAACAGGGCCTTGATCCGATCGAGCAGCACCTTGCCGCGCGTCAGGATCCTGGGGACGTTCTCGAACAGGACGACGGGAATGGGGTCGTCCTTGTAGGCTTCGAGCATCAGCCAGACGCCGCGCAGGGTCAGGCGGTTGAGAGCCTGGTACTTGTCGGTCTTCGACTGTGTTTCGGACAGGAGGCCGGAGAAGCCCTTGCACGGCGCCGATAGGAAGGCGACGTCGACGGCCGGACCGAAAGCGGCGTGGATGTCGGAGGGAAGCGCCTCTCGCCAATCGTCGCCCGGCTCCCGACCGAAGAAGGCGATGTACTGGTCGCGGTCGAAGAGATCCAGGACAGTGCCTTTCACCCCGGTGATGCGTTCGAAGTTGCGGATGGCGCCAGCGTCGACGTCAATGCCGCCTGCGCAGACGAATCTGGCCTGGACGTTACCGACGCGCGGCGCGGCGCGGTTGAAGCCCATAGCGCCGCCGCCGATCCCGCAGAACAGGTGGGCGTGACGTATTTCGCGGACGCGGGTGATCGGGCTGATTTTCATGCGGATTGTGCGTCCCAATCGAGCGCGGCGAGGCCGGCGGTGTTGATGCAGAAGTGATTGCGGGGGGCGCCGTGGGCGTCTGTTTCCGCGCAGATCGTGCCGAGGCGGGCAGCGTGGAGGGCGCGGGCGGTCCGCCAGTTGCCGGCGCCGGTCAGGCGGACGGGGTGGGCGCCGCCGGTGGCGGAGCAGCGCAGCATCGCGTGCTGGGCGGGGGTGAGGACGCCCGTCATGCCGCTTCGCCCGTGGCGGAGGTGGGCAGCAACTGTTCGACGCTTTCGGCGAACTGCCTTGCCATTTTGGCAGCATTCCGGACGGCGCTGTATGTGCTGGTGACACCGGTCTGGTGCAGCAGCTTCACTGCAGCGCCCAAGCCTTGGGCGTCGCCGAATTCCTCGATCCTGATTCCGCTGGCGCGCTCAAAATCGTCAACGGCCTTGCGCAAGCCGTCATACTTGTAGCTGCGTTCCTTTACGCGCCGAGCGATCTCATCGCTGATCTGCGCACGCTCGATCTCGAGCTTCCGATCACAGGCCGCCTGAAGCTCGCGCCCCGCCTTTTCGGCAGCACGGCGGAACATCGCGGCGATGAAGGGGCGGCCCATGGGTTCGGCATCAAGCTTCGGTGCGGCGATCCTTTGGCGAAGGACACCACCGTGCAGCTCGAGCAGGCCCCATGTGGGGGGCAGTTCGCCGTCGAGCACGACGCTCGGTTTGGCGGCGATCCACCAGTGGTCGCAGAAGCGCATGATCGGCTCCGCCTTCGACGGGTCGCGGAGTTCGCGCTGCCAATCGCTGCGGCTTGCCTTGATCTCGACGCCGTGCACGCGAAGGCCGCGGCTTGGGAAGAGGTTCATCGCCACGCAATCCGCGCTGCGCCCGCCATTGCTGCCGGTGCCTTGGGCGACTTCGAAGAAGGCCGCCCATTCCGGCGCCGCGAAGCGTGACAGCAGCGCCTTTCGGATATCGGCGGTGATTAGGCGATCGCTCATTGCGGAAACCTCGCGAGCGAGGCGATGCCGGTGGGGGCGGCGGCGTAAACGACGTTGAGCAAGTGCGCGATGGCGTCGAGGACTTCGCGGGGCGACGGGTCACGGGCCAGAAAGCCGGGGAGCAATGTGGCGTCGAGGAATATAGGGTCGGGGCCAGCCGGATCAGTGCAGACGGATATCATCAGGGAGGCGCCGCGCTCGTGCTGGTGCTCGCTGACGGTGGCAAAGGGGCGATCAGCCATTGGCGCGCTTCCCTTCGTCTCTGGCCCGGTTGAGGCGGGCGGCGGCGGCGTTGGAGCCGCCGTGGTCGGGGTGGGCGGCGCGCATCATTTCGCGCCAGGCCGCGTCGATGGCGGCGGGGGTGGCGGTCGACGGGATGCCGAGTATCTGCCACCAGGCTTCGGGCGCGGGCAGCGCGACGTGGCCGGCGAAGGCCTGCTCCAGCGTGGCGACGCCCCAGCGCTGCTGATCGCGCAGAGCGCCGATGTGGGCGGCGATCGCGGCGATGTTGTCGGCGGTGCGGTCCCAGCGGTCGCAGGCGAGGACATGGGGGCGACCGCGCAAGTCGAAGTAGAGCGCGGCTCCGGGGTCCATCGGTTCGGTGCGGCTCGAATTCATGTCGCGGCGGCCGGTGAGGGTCAGGCGGATATTCATCGACAGCACGATGTCGGCGGCGCCGATGCGGGTGAGCTGATCCTCCAGACGGTCGCGGGCGAGATCCAGCGAGACGCGCTTGCCGCCGGTGTTGCCGTCGCGGAACTTCGCTTCGGCGCGGTTGCGCGTGCGGGGCCGGCCCTCGGGCCAGTGGAGCGGGAAGGCGGCGGTCATGACGGCTGCGTCCCGCCGCCGTGGGTGGCCTGCGCCCGGTAGACGATGCGATGATCGGCGGGCAGATACTCGCGGAAGGCCGCGACCGCCTCTTCAAGGTTCGGGTGGCGTGCGCCCATTCCGCCTTCATGCGAGCGCGCGAAGAACGTTAGCTCGAAGTTCCCAGCGGACTTCGCCATGATTTCGCATCGGATGCGGGCTTCGTGGCAAAGAAAGACGAGGTTCGTCAGCTGATAAAAGTCGAAGGTCGACATCCGGCCATCGCGCCATGGCACCCACATCCCGCTGTGGGAGATGCCAGTCCCCCAACGAACTTTTTCCCAGTTGATCGGCGCATTGTAGATGCCGCCGCCGACCATGCCGAGGATGTCCATTACCCTGGCCTGGAAATCGGTCAGCTTTTCCGGTCTCGGCAGATAGCTCTTGCGGTTACGATAGACCTCGTTGGCAGCGGCGTTGTTGCTTTCAACCCAGCCGGCGTGGTCCATGCGGTTGTAGCTCATGACGGGCGCCTTTCATCGAAGCGGGCTTCCGCGCCGGGGAGGCGCGGGACGGCGTAGAGCGGGGTTTGGCCCACGCTCGGGACGGTGACGGGCACAAGCACCTCGATCGCGCGGACACGGTCGGGCAGGCGGCGGATGGCGCCGGTGCGTTCGAGATCGACCAGGGCGGCGTGGGCGCTGGACGGGGCGACTGCGCCGAGGCCGACCGCGCATTCGCGCAGCGATGGCGAGACGCCGCCGTGCGCGCGCTGATAGCCGGCGATGAAGCGCAGCAGCTGGCGCTGGCGGGCGTCGAGGGCGACGGTCATTGCGGCAGGCACCCGAGCGCCGCGCATTGCACGGCGCCCGACAGAATGCGGTCGAGGATGTGCCAGGCGGCGCTCATGACCACGGTGAGCGCGGCGGCGCGGGCGAGATCGCGGGGGCGACGCGCGATCATGCCGCGTGGGCCTTGCGCTTGTGGCCGTGATCGTTGGCGGGGAGGGTGCGGGCGGGGATGCCGGCGCGGGTGCAATCGGTGCACCAGGCGACGCCGCTGCAGGTGGCCCAGCCGACAGGCACGATGCCATCGGCGGCGTGGTGGGTCGCCGCGCAGCCGGCGCATTCGATGCTGCGGGGCGGGGCGAGCGGGGCGGATTTCGACGGCGGGGTACGCATGGTTCAGGCTCCCGGAAAATCGATCAGCAGGCGCACGATCATGAAAGTGGCGAAGGCGAGGACCGCGGCGGCAAGGCCGAGGTCGAGCAGGCGACAGAGCGGGCGCTGCGGCTGTTCAGGGGCTTCCAGCGGCGGTTCGCCGGGCTGGGGGGTGGTGACGCGCCAGCCGGCGCCGCGACGGTTGCGGGCGGACATCAGGCGGGCACCTGGGCGGGGGCGAGGACTTCGCGGCGGGCGAGATGGTCAGGCGCGCCGACGATCCCTGCCTTCTCCATGCGCTCGATCAGGCCGGCAGCGGTGTTGTAACCGAGGCGAAGCTGGCGCTGGAGGTAACTGATGGAAGCTTTGCGCGACTCGGTGACGATGGCCACTGCGCGCTCATAAAGATCGATGGCGGCATCGGGGTTGTCGCCGACGCGGAAAACGGCAACGAGTTCGCGTTCGTCCGCATCGACGCGGACGAGGCCGCGCGCGGCAAGTTCGTCGTCGGTCGCTTTCGCAATCGCCTCTTCGAGAGGAAGGGGATCGGGGGGGCGGCGCCCGCTGCTGTCGAGGCCCATCGCGCATTTGTAGAGATCGAGGATGGCCTCCATCTCGCGGCGATCGTCGGGCTGCATCTTCCGCAGCCGGATGATTTCGCGCATGATCTTGGTGTCGTAACCGACCGCCTTCCCTTCCAGGTAGACGTCCTTGATGTCGTGGCTGATGCCCTTCTTTTCTTCCTCAAGGCGTTCGATGCGCTCGATCAGCAGGCGCAGGCGATCGTCGGATGCTTCGGCCATGGTCGGTCCTTTCGCAGGCAGCAGAAATCCGCCTTCCGAAGCGAGGCTTGGAAGCGGGTGGTCTTTGGTTTTCGGGGTCAGGTCAGGATGGCGGGGTCAGCCGTCGGCGACTTTCGGAACGGGCGGCACCTCCGGGCCGCATTCGTCGTTCGCGGGCTGGGGAACCTCGATCGGCGCGGGCGCGCGACTGCGCGGGGGCGACGATGGCAGGATGAGCAAGGGGTTCGGCCGCGCGCTGGGCGCGATGATGTGGGTGATTTCCAGGCAGGCGCCGAAGGTCATCCAGCATTCGGGATCGAGGCAGGCGCAGTAAAGCTGGCGGAAGCACGATGTCAGCGAGCGCGAGGACCGGATGCGTGCTGGCCCGCCGCAATTGGGGCAGGCGATGCCGAGGCGCGCCTGGTGCGGCCGGTGGTGTCTGGAAAAATCGGTATGCTGCATGTCGCCCCCCGTGCCCCTTATTTTCGCGATTTCTTGTGCTGGCGGATGAGCGCGAGCTGATGGGTGCCGGCGGCGATCGCTTCCTCTACCTCGCGCTCGGCAATGGTGAGGTCGGTGAGGCAACCGGTTTGGGCGGCGGTGATGACGGCGGCGACGGCTTCGCCCGTTTCCTTGGCGGTGATGCCGGCGGCGCGGGCCAGTTCATCGCGGCAGGCGTCGGTTTCCAGCTCGCGCGTTTCGGCGGCGAGGACCATGTACTGCAGGAAGGGCCGGCCTTCGCCGCCCTCGGCCCGGTAGGCGTCGTCAAGTTCGTTGGCCTTGGCCAGCGAAATGTGATCGGCGGGGCAAGGGCCGCTGTCGGGGTTGGACCATTTGCGCAGGGCGCTTTCGCCGCGATCGAGGATTTCGGCGGCGCGATCCCAGCCGATGACACCGGCGATGCGGGCGAGGGCCTGTTCGGGGGTGACGGGGGAGCGGAGTTTCACCGGGGTGCTCCCACGGCTTTGGCGATCGCGGCGCGGAGGTCTTTAAGCGCGCCACCCGGCTCCGATTTCGCCTGCGCAGTAAGTGAGGTAAGCAACGCCTCGGCCTTCACCGCTGCGTCCAGCAAGTCAGGCGCGGCGGCGATCAGGCGGACGTTGGCGCGGCTTTCCCGATCTTCACCCGGCCCCCAGCACGTGTCCGCAATCGCGGTGCCGTCTGCCGTGAAAATATCGATCTGCATGAACATGCCGCCCGGTTCGCCATCAGCAAGCCAAGGTCCGGGAGTGTGCTGTGCGGTCATCACCGGGGTGCTCCCATGAAGCGCTGGGCGGGCCGGCCCGCGTGGCGGTCGCGCGCGTCGAAAGTGGGGCGGCGATTGGACGGTACAATCGGGGCGAATTCGTCCAGGGGTGCCTCCATCGGCACGACCAATCCACGGGGGTAGATATCCGGACGCAGAAGGTAGCACGGCACGCCGGTAGCGGCTTGAACGGGAAGGGCGTGTTCCGCCGGCAATTGCTTCAAGCTTTGAAACCATTTCCAAACGGTGGGCTGCGCCCGACCGCAGATGCGCGCCAGTGCTGCTTGGCCACCGGCGCGATCCCTCGCCAGTTCCAGGGCTTCGAATGGGGTAAGGTCAGCGTCCATAAAACGATTAATAGACATGTCTATTAGACAGTCAATAGATAAATCGAACTGTCATCTCATAGCTTCGGCTATAGGGTTCCCGCCAATGAGCCTGGGCGAACGCATCCTGCTGCGTCTCAAAGAGATGGACATGACCCAGGCTGACCTCGCCCGTCAGGTCGGGATAACTCAGCCCAGCATCAATCATCTGATCAAGAAGGGCGCAGGAGGATCGGCGCATCTGCATAAGATCGCCAGAATCTTGCAGACGACACCCGATTACCTGACTGGCGAAAGCGATGATCCTTCAGTTGTAGCGGCGCTTTCGGACCGGCGAGCCGGATTTCGCGGGGCGGAACTGGCGGGCCGGTCCGATATTGTCGAGCTTGATGAAATAGACGTCCAACTGGGGCTGGGCGGTACTTATCTCGATACCCCTGCCAAGGTGAGCAAGGTTTCCTTTTCGCGTGCTTGGCTACGTCATTTCACGGACAGTGCGCCCGAAAACCTGTTCTCTGCTACCGGCATCGGCGATTCGATGTATCCGACCATTCAGGACAGTGATGTTGTGCTGGTCGACCGCTCCGAAACGGACATCAAGTTCGGTGACAAGATTTATGCGATTGCTTACGGCAACGTCGGCATGGTCAAGCGGCTTCGGCCGATGCCGGATGGCGGGGTGAAGATCATGTCGGACAACCAGTCGGTCCCGCCGGAAACAGCGTACGACGGCGAAATGCACATCATCGGCCGAGTGGTGGCGACGTCGCGCAAGCAATAGGGGCCGGGTGAGGGGGTGATGGAGAGGAAGGAAACGGAAGCGGCGCGGATGTTGCGACTGCAACGCGAGGCGCAGGGCGAAGGGCTTTCGCTTCGTCGCCGCGTGCTCATCTGTGTTGCAGGGATCGGCGGGGCGGTGCTGCTGGGGTTGGCCCTGTTCTCCATCGAACCGCCGGCGCCCGTGGCGCCAGCGATCGAAACCGCCGCTGTCAGCATCGCGCCTGCGGCTGAGCCATCGCCAAGTGTTTCGGAAGCCGAATTGGAACAGGCCAGGCTTTCGGCCGAGGCTGATTTCCCGCCAACCGTATTGCCGTCCGGGGCACCCGACGCCCCGCTCAACCTTGTGTGTTCAACGAAGATGTGCGCTGCGCAAAAGGTGGTATTTCGGAACCGTGATTGGCCTGCGGCGTGGAAGGGCGACTATCAGGGCCAGCGCAATGCAGGGTTTTGCCGGTCACGCGGATGTGACGGCGCGGTGGTAGTAGACAAGGCTGAGGGGTGCGCCTGGCGGATCGTTATCATCGCCGGCAATGCGGTGAAGTCTGGCGATACCGATACCGCGAACCTCAAAGCAGAATGCGGGCAGATGGACGATGTCGAGCGTCAAACCGCCATGCTGAAGGCGCAAGCGATCTTCGAGCAAATCTATCACCGTCCGTTGCCGTGATGGCGGCGCGATGGGGGCTGGTGTTGTTCGGTGTGGCGCTACCGAGCATCGCCTCGGCCGGTACGGGATGCCTGTCCGACGCGGAAATAGAACTGGCCCTGGGCGAGCAGGTGCGTTCGGGCGCGTTCGATGGCGCCTTGCCGGTGCTGCCCGCGCAGCTTGATAGCGCCGATCCGGTTCCAAATGGTTCAACGCCACAGCGAGATTTCTGGCCTGATGAAGTATGGCCAGACTAAGCCACAACGTGGCAGGCAGCAGGGGAAAGGCGACATCTATGCAAGAAGAAAGCGAAGCCGCGCGTATGCTGCGGCTGCAGCGTGAAGCGCAAATTGCGCGGGGCCAGTCCGGAATGAGTACGGGGGGAAAAGTTGCGATAGGCGCGGCCATAGCATTCGGGGCCCTTATAATGATTGGCACTCTTGCCCCGCCAGCACCGCAGTCCGGCACAACGGCTGAGATCAGCACCAGCGGAGCGAAAGCGAGTGAAACTCAGCCGGCGATGAACGTCACGGTGTCGGCCCCCGCGTCGAATTGGACCTATCAGTCTGCAAAGGATGAGATGCGAGGTGGCGAACGACGTCTTGCGGTCGTCCGCTCCGACAACATAGTGGCGTTCGATTTCCCCTATGGCGAGCAGCCAGCGGACATCACCGTGCGCCAAGATCCGCAGTACGGATTTGACGTGATATTTTCGGTGCCGAGCGGGCAGATACTCTGCAATAGCTTTTCCAACAGCCACCTCAATGTGAAGTTCGATGGTGGGCCGATCGAGCGATATGGCTGCACCGACGCCTCAGACGGCAGCAGCGAGGTCGCCTTCATCACTGATGGAAAACGTTTTCTCAACAAATTGAAATCATCTAAGCGCACCGTAGTGGAGGCTGAGTTCTATCAGTTTGGCCGCCAGCAGTATGTCTTTCAGACGGGTAATCTGAATTGGGAGTAAGGGGATGGCAGTAATTCGTCGTGAGGTAAGTGACCGAACAGGTTTCGGGAAAGTCGTCAAATGGACCTTCGTCGTATTCAATGTGCTTATGCTGATCTGGCTGATTGGCGGCCTTGCCAGCGCCGGAAACGCAATGAGCGGTGCCGTCAATGATGCCGAGCGCGCGGGCGCTGCTATCGGCACGACAATCGGCATGGGTCTTATTCTCGCGCTTTGGGCGGCAGGCGATGTTATCCTAGGCATCTTCGTCCTGTTGACCCGCCGCAAGAAAATTATCGAAGTCGAACAGTAGTCTAAGTGTTCCGCTGCGCTCCTCGGCGGCGCAGCGGTCAATCCGGGGCCGGAAGCTTGGTCCGCGGCGATCCGAACTGAGAGGTAATCTAGATGGACCCCGCCCACCTCTACCAGCTGACCCGCACCGCGACGGAGGACGATGTATTGGCGGCCGTGGCCAGTATGCAGGCTGACGAGGGGGTGACCTTCGGCAACGCGCCGGTCGAGCTGCTGGAGCTGTACAACCGGATCATTGATATCGTGACGGGCGAGCGCTCCCTGGCCGAATTGACCGACGATGAGCGCGTTGCCGCGGCGAAGGCTGGCGAACTGCGCGGGCCGAAGCTCTTCGACTAGATCAGGCCCGGCGTTGCCTGCCGCGCCTTGCCCCAAGGCCGGGTAGATCGATCCACCGCCAGAGCGTCCCCGCAGGTCCGCACCAGTTCCATCGCTTCGCGAGGGTCGCCCAGCATCCACTGGTCATAATGTGCCGGCGCGAGGATCGCCGGCATGCGGTCGTGGACGTCGGACATCTGCTCGCAGCCGTCGACCATTACCATCGAATAAGCGTCTCCCCATTCGTCGGTCGGCCGCCAGATGCCGGCGACAGCAAACAGGTCGATATCCTTCGGCGCGTACCAAGTGCAGGTGTTGCGGCCGGGCTCACCCTCAGGCTCGGACCATGCGGTCAGCGGGATGAGGCATCGGCGGTTGAGAAAGCTGTCGCGCCACATGCCCCGCGGTGAAAGCAGCTTGTCGTCGCGGGCATTGTTCACCGGTTTCGGCTTTAGCGGCAGACCGGTGCGCTTGCTCAGCGCGTGCCGGGGGAAGCCCCAAGTCATCGCCTCCAGGACGCGCGCGCCTTTCTCAGGCCGGATCACCATGCCGGTATAGCCGGGATAGACATCCTCTGCCGCATTGAACGGCAATGGCTGCTCGGCGCGAAAATGGCCCGCCACCTCCGCCGCGCTTTTCTTGTTCGTGTAGAGGTTGCACATGGCCGGATGATCGGCCGGCGCGCGCAGGAGTCAATCGCTAGCCCTGCGCGCCGAATAGCAGGTGCTGATCGGGGTCGAACATCTCTTTCCGGGGGAGTTCGTCGTCGTCCTCGATCTTCATGATGTAGATCGGATCGGCGCCGCTCGTCGCGATCTCGCGATACAGTGCTTCGAAGTCATCGGCCGAGAGACCCGCGCTGCCCAGCCCGGCGATCTCCGCCTGCCGCGCGAAGATCGCGTGGGCGGCAAGGTCCGTCGGTTCGATCCCTTCGGCCTCGCAATAGGCGACCAGCGGGGCGATATCGCGACCCTGAATGGTCGGTGCGCCTTCGAACTGCTCCAGCGTCAACTCCACCCGTTCCAGACGGTCGGCTGCGGCTTCCAGATCGTCGTAGTCGGCGTCCCAGCGCGGCGGCACATAGGGCTGGTCGGTCATCGTTTCGGCTCCGTTGCGACTCGTAGGGGGCCGAATTTATCACGAGAACAAAGTTGGAACAAACTGCTTGACCCGACTCGTCTTCCCGACGCTTTTTGCGCGCATGGGTCGCCTGGTCATCAAGTCGCTGCAGCAGATGAAGTCGAAGGGCTACGACCTTCGGCTGTACTGCTATGCCTGTCAGCGCGTGGCGGTTTTGCCCGGCGATCAGATCGTGTTCTGGGTGCGCGTGCTCAAGTGGTCGAGCGATTTCGATGAGATCGCAGAGCGGTTTCCCTGCCGATGCGGCAAGATCGGCGAATGGAGCTTCATTCGGGCGGACGACGGACGCGACGTGCTGGACCTGGCTGCGATAGCTCGCACGCGGCGCGATGCTTCGCTGGTCAAGGCAAGGTTCTGGCACGATATCTCGCTGGGGCGGGAACCCGTGGACATTCGCCGCCGTGCGAAAACCGCCAACTGGCGAAGGCGGAACTAACGGCAGCGGCCAATCGCGCCGCCGCTGTCCCAGCGCTCGACATAAACGGCCTGGCCGGCGGCGAGCTGGCTGCACGACAAGTTGACGCGGCCGGCCCAGGCGATGGCCAACGTCCGTCCATAATGGTCCTTTCCGTGGCGATCGAGGCGCACGCGGCGGTTGCCGATCGTGCTTTCAAGCGTGGCCTTGCTGGCGGGGCCGTCGCCCGGCGTGCAGCGCCGCCAGGACGGGCAATGGCCCGGCAGCTCGGGTGCGTCGATGCCGATCAGGCGGACGCGCTCCGCCCCGCAGCGCAGGGTGTCGCCATCGGTGACGGTGCAGGCAAGGATGGCGCTGGCGAGAAGGGCGAGGGCTGGCATATGCCTATCGTAGGCATCCCCAAGATCGACTGCACGTGGACTTCGCGCCGGATCGGTTCGAAAGGAACAAACATGAAGCTCGAACCCCAAGATTTCCCGCTGATCGTCGAAGAGAACAGGATCTACACCCTCCGTCGGGCGGAAGGTCAGGTGCTGGTGGCGCTCGACGCGGAGATGGCGCGCGATGTGGCGGCGCGGCTGAACGAGACTGCCGGGATGGTGATGATCCCGCATCTCGATCTGCGCATCGCGAGGGCGGCCGATACCGCGAAGTTCCTGGACGACACCGAACCGGGCATGCGATGATCGCAGCGGCGGGAATAGCCGGGCTTTGTCTGGTCTGGCTGGCCGGCGTTCTGCCGGACCTTTCGCTGCCCGCGCGCCAGGCCGTGCGGTATGGCGGTGCTGCCGTGGCCGGCGTGGCGATCTGGGCGGTGTGGTTCTAGCCCTTCGGTTCCAGCTTCAGCTTCGATGCCAGGCCGTTGCCGTCCAGCGTCGTGGTCAGTTCCGCGAGGATCCACGAACCGGCATCGATCGCGTCTTTCAGCCCGGATAGCTTGACCGGCTGTTCCAGCACCAGATCCGGGCGACCCAGCGCGATCGTGACATCCATCGACTTTTCGGCGCGCTTCGCTTTCGCCGCCGCCGCCTTGGCCGCTTGTTCTGCCTTGGCCTGGCTGTGATAGACGCGGCGCAGGCGGCGCGGTTCCTTGCCTTCCGGCGCGGTGACGGAGCCGCCGGCCTGCACGGTCTTGCGCTCTCCGCTGGACTGATCGTGCCAGCGCGCCTCGACGCCGGCATCGGCGGAGCGCTCGATCTCGCTGTAGCGGTAATCGGCCAGGTCCGCCCGGGTCAGTTCCAACAGGGGCAGCGCCTTGCCGGTGATGCTGGCCGCCTTGCCGATCGGGGCGAGCACCAGCTTCCTGTCCTTCACCGTGGCAACGGCGTCGTGTTCGCGGCCGAGCTGGCGCAGCAGGGCCATGTCGCTTTTCTGGTGCTGGGCTAGGACAGGCACGGCGATCTCGTCCAGTTCGGGCGAAACCTTCGCTTCGTAGCCGTTCGCGTCGGCCACCTCGCGGGCGATCTTGCCCAGCGTCGTATCCTTGTGCGCCTTTTCCCGGCGGGCGCGAAAGCCGCCGGTCAGGTTGGCGGCGCGGGCGCGGATCGTCACCTGATCCGGGGGACCGCCCCATTCGACATTGTCGACCTTGAACTTGCCCTTGTCGACCAGGCCCGGGCTGACATCGGCGCCCTGCAGCCATCCCAGCTGCAGCACGATCTCCGCGCCCTTCTTCGGCAGGGCCAATTTGCCGTCGGTATCGTCGAGCACGATATCGAGCTGATCCGATTCCTCCCCGCGCTGTTCGGTCAGGGTGATCGAGACCAGGCGCGGCCGGGCCTTGTCGGAAAAGTCGTTGCCGTCCACCGAGAGCCGGAAGTCGGCGATATTGGCGCGCTTCTCGCCAGTGCCGGCCATCAGCGCTTCCCGTCAAGGCGGCGGCGGCAATCCCGGCATGTCGTGGCGTCGCGGACGTGGTTGCTGCCTGCAGGGCCATCGAGACCGCCAGTGGGGCGGCGTCCGCAGAGGACGCGGCCCAGGGGGGTGCGGAAATGGATCGCGGGCGGGGTGGCGGTCATCTTGCCCTCTTCAGATCGATGGCGAAGTCGGTGAGGCGCGGGACACCGTCGTCCATGATGTGCTTGCGGCGGAGATCGAGCGCGACGATGGCGAATTCGCCCCAGACCGCGCCGTTGCCGTCGACGAAACTGTGATTCTCCCCGGCGTCGGCCATCTCGACCAGGGTATCGAGGGAGGCGAACGTGCCGGTCAGCCCGGGCACCAGCATGCCGGTGAGCGAAATGGTGTCTTCGCCGGGGCCGGTGAACTGCAAGGCGGAGCGGGCGCCGACGCGCTTTGCCTCTTCGTGGCGCCAGTCACGGCGGCGCTGCAGTTCGTCGAAGGCGAGCGATGGCAGTTCGAACACGAACAGTCCCAAGCTGGCGAGCATCAGTCCATATCCTCATAACTGGAATCGCGGCGGGCGGCCTTGGCGCGGGCGTGGCTGGCGAGCTGCGCGGCGATCTGCCGGCCGAGGTCGGCGCCGTCCTGGCCGGGCTGCGCGGTGATCTGGATAGTGATCGGGCCGGTGATGGCGATCGGCGCGACGGTGCGCGCGGCACCCGCGCCTGTCGCCATCACCGGCCCGATC